GAAATTTATAAAAAGGTTGCTATTATTTGACACTCAATATATGAGATACTGTATGTGGGCATGAACGGGTTGAACACGTCAAGCCTCCTTAAAAAACTACATACCTAAAGAGGACTTCATCATATCAAGGTCGCATAACACGATATGATGCGGTCCTTTTTAGTTTATGGGAGGAATTATGAAACACAAAAGAATTACATCAAAAAAAACAATTCAAGAAGTAAGATCTACACGATGTGAGATATGTGGACAACGGACAAACATAGAACCACATCATATTAATACACGTGGTAGTGGAGGTGGAGATATTAAGGAAAACTTAATACAACTCTGTACACAATGCCACATCAATACACACAGTGGACAATATCCAACTAAAGATGATTGCTTAAATAAAGTAGCAGAGCGTGAGGGTATTACATACGATGAAGCATATGCAATTAATCGTAGAGCAATGGGATATGATGTATAAAATGTGGTGGCCTAGAAAAAAGGGGATATTTTAAAAAATGGCAAAAGACTATTCTAAAAATTTCTATAATTCATATAGATGGAGAAGATGTGCAAAAGCATATGCAGAATCAAAACTCTATATATGTGAAAGATGCCATGGATTAAAAAGTATCAATAAGGCAGATGGGACTAGACAGCGTTGGGTAGTGCATCATAAAAAACCACTAAACCCAAACAACATCACCAATGATGCGGTTGCGTATGGTTGGGATAATCTTATGTTCTTATGTATTGAATGTCATAATGCTATACATGCAGAGATAGATGCTATGACTACACCTAATGGATTGACGAGTGGTGCAAGCCTATTAGTTAGACCGACACGTGGAATGATATTCAATGAGCTTGGTGATTTAGTAGCCGTAAATGATAATGAACATGATAATAATTAACTCCCCCCCATATTTTTATGGTGAAAATATTTTTTTCTACACCGGGGCAGCAGTTTCGTTTAAAACACAGGTCGCACATGTGAGGGGTGTGGTTAACAAAGGAGTGATTGGAGTTGACAAATGAAGAAAAAGAAAAAATAAAAAAGAAGAGAATTGCAGAATATAACAAGATTTTCAAGGAACTTCCACAAGAAAAGAAAAAGTTAATTAGAAAATCAATTGAGCAAGCTGTACACATGGAAATGCAGTTAGATGAGCTACAAATTCAGTTAGAAAAAGTTGGATTTGTGGAAGAATACTGCAATGGAAATAATCAATTTGGTAAAAAAGAATCGACTGAATCTAAGGCATATAACACGTTGATGAAAAATTATATTGCTATCATAAAAGTACTGTTGAGCGAGTTGCCACAGACTAAAAATGAAGATGATGACGAAGAATTTAAAAAATTTATTATGGAACGTGTTAGACGATGAACCCAATCAGAGAATACTATAACCAAATTATTGATGGTGAAATAGTTGTATCTGATCGTGTTCGTAGAGTATACAAGCATTTAGTCGATAAGTTAGAAAACCCTAGTCAATACATTTATGATAAAGACAGGGCAGAAGTTGCAATTGATTTCATTGAGCTATTTTGCAAACATTCTAAAGGTAAATGGGCAGGAAAACCAGTAATCTTAGAGTTATGGCAAAAAGCTATGATTGCAGCATTATTTGGATTTGTTGATAAAGATACTAAAGCGAGAGAATATCAAGAACTTATATTGATAGTGGCACGTAAAAATGGTAAGTCCACTGTAGCGGCCGCAATAGGTCTTTTTTTATTGATTGCAGATGGTGAAATGGGAGCTGAAATATATAGTGCTGCAACAAAGAGAGACCAAGCAAAAATTATATGGGATGAAGCGGCTAAAATGATTAAAAAAAGTAAGTCGCTAAATAAAGTTTGTCATATTCGTGTAAATAGAATTTTGTGTGATGTGAATGATGGTAAGTTTGTACCGCTTGCATCAGACTCAAATAATCTTGACGGATTAAATGTTCATGGGGCCTTAATTGATGAATTACATGCTATTAAGGACAAGAATTTATATGATGTAATCGTTGATGGTATGAGCGCACGTGAACAACCTCTAACTATCATTACAAGTACAGCCGGTACAGTTCGTGAAAGTATTTACGATATCAAATATGATGAGGCTTGCCAAATTGTAGATGGATATGATGATAAACAAGGTTATAAAAATGAACGTATCTTACCGATAATTTATGAATTAGATAGTCGAAAGGAATGGACAGATCCTAATTGCTGGGCAAAAGCTAATCCGGGTTTGGGAACAATTAAGAGTATTAGTCAATTAGCTGAAAAAGTTAAATCTGCACAAAACAATCCAATTCATGTAACTAATCTTCTTACAAAGGATTTCAATGTTCGTGAAACATCATCAGAAGCATTCTTAACCTTTGAACAATTAAATAATACAGCAACGTTTGATATAGGCGCATTAAAGCCTAGATATGGGATAGGCGGTATAGATTTATCTGCAACCACGGACTTAACATGTGCCACATTGCTATTTATGGTGCCTAATGATCCTGTAAAATATATCAAGCAAATGTACTGGATACCAGAAGATTTATTTGAGAAACGAGTAAATGAAGATAAAGTACCATATGATGTATGGTACAAAAGAGGATTTATACGAAAATCACCGGGTAATAGAATTGACTATAGGTTAATTGTTGAATGGTTTAAAGAAAGACAAATGGAAGATGATATCTATTTATATAAATGTGGGTACGACGGATGGAGTGCAGCATATTTTGTAGAAGATATGAAATCAGAGTTTGGGCGTTCTGTAATGAACCCAGTCATTCAAGGTAAGAAAACTTTGAGTGGGCCAATGAAAGCACTAGGAGCAGAACTAGAAGCAAAATTAATCAACTATGATAACAATCCTATATTGAAATGGTGTATGGCTAACGTGGAAATAGATGTAGATCGTAATGGCAATATCCAACCAACAAAATCGATTCATGCAAAGAAAAGAATTGATGGATTTGCATCAATGTTAGATGCATACGTTGAGTATGAACGAAATCAAGAAGATTACCACAATGTCATTTAGGAAAGGAGGTGAAATGATGAACTATCGAAATATCTTTAATAAAATATTTGGATTTGGGAACACTGATAAATCTAATCTAACTGGCGCAGAGTTTCTAGATGGTTATACAAATGTATTCACACCATTTACAGGTGTACCATATACAGATACAACGTTTAGGGATTGTACAGATACGATTGCTAGGCACCTTGGGAAGATGAAATTAAAACATGTTAGACGAACAAGTGATGGAATGGTGTCAGGGTTACAGTCTATCAATCATATATTAGGGACAAGACCAAATCCATTCATGACGGCTAGTGAATTTCTTGAAAAGGTTGTTGCACAGTACTTTAACTACAACAATGCTTTCATTTATATCCAGCGTGATATGAATGGTGTAATTACTGGGCTGTATCCATTAGATTTTGGCAGTGTTGAAATTAAGGTAGACACTGCAAATAATTTATATGTGAAATTCCAATTCATTAATGGTAAAAGCATTACTGTACTATATGATGCGGTGATTCACATTAAAAGGCATTTTAACACTCATCAATTATTTGGCGAGGATAATTCAAAGGCTTTGAAAGAAGATCTTGATTTATTACATGCCGTAAAAGCAGCAATCATTAATTCTGTCAAAAACGGAAATTCACTACGTGGGATTATCAATTTTGAAGGAACTGTTCGTGAAGATGACCAACAAGCATTGTGGAAACAATTTACGGAAAGATATGTATCAAATGCAAATGGAAGCGGTATTGCAACGCTAGATAACAAGGCTACATTTCAACAGCTTACAACTACCATAAGTACATTCAACAAAGGACAAATGGACTTTGCTAGAGATATGGTGTATAAGCACTTTGGGCTTAACGAAAAAATTGTAAGTGGGGATTACACAGAAGATGAATACATAGCATTCTATGAATCTGTACTAGAGCCTATTGCTATTAAGCTAACACAGGAGTTCACAGAAAAACTTTTTACTAGCCGTGAAAAAGGACATGGGAATGAAATCATCCTAGAAAGTAATCGATTATCTTACATGTCTGTAGCTAGTAGAATTAAAGTAAGTCAGGCACTATTGCCTACAGGAGCAATTACTGTAAATGAAATCCGTGAAATATTTGGTTATGAAGGGGTTGAAGGTGGGGATAAACGACTAGTAAGCCTTAACTTTGCTAAATATGAGGATTTATCTAAGTATCAAATTAATGCATCGAAAGGAGGTGATACAGATGAGGAAGAACCGAAAAATGGAACACCGAATGATGACGGTGCAGGCGATACAGAATGATATTGATGATATTCAAACACGAACAGTAGAAGGATATGCTGCAGTGTTTAACGAAGAAACGCTAATTTGGAAATCTGATTATACTGGGTATGAATATCGTGAAGTAATTTTACCGGGCGCATTTGATAATACTGACTTCAGTCAATGCGTATTGAATTACAATCATGGCGGCATGCTATTTGCTAGAACCGCTAGTGGAACATTGCAGTTAACTGTTGATGAAAAAGGATTGAAATTGACAGGGAATGTAGCAGATACTTCGATTGGAAATGATGTGTATTCTTTAATTAAACGTGGTGATTTAAATAAAATGTCATTTGCCTTTATTGTTAATGGTGAAGAAGAAGAGATTGACCGAGAAAATAAAGTCTATACACGGAAAATTAAATCAGTAAAAGCGGTATATGACGTATCTATTGTAGATAACCCTGCATATAAAGGCACATCGGTTAGTGCTAGGGCAAATGGAGACTATGAGAGATATGAAGATATCGAAAAAAGAAAACGGCTAACATTATTGGCCATGACATAAAAAGTATTAGACACGCAGTAAGCGTGTTTTTTTATTACCTAAAAGGAGAGATAATATGAATCGTTTGGAACAAATTAGACAACGTAGAGCAGAATTGCGTGCAATGTTGGAAGACACTACACAAGTTAACTTGAATCTTGATGAAATTGAAACTGAGTTGCGTGCATTGGAAGCAGAAGAAACTGAACTAGAACGTAGAACAGCAATTTTGAATACTGTTCCTACTGCTACTACAGTACCTGTACCTGTAGCAGAACAACGTGCACAAGGTGCAGAAGTATTTGATTCTGTAGAATATCGCAATGCATTCATGCAATATGTAATGAACAATACACCAATTCCTGCTGAATTACGTCAAAATGAAAATACATTAACTACAGATATTGGTGCAGTAATCCCACCTACAGTTTTGAACAAGATTGTTCAAAAAATGGAAAGTGTTGGTATGGTATTGCCATTAGTTACCAATACAAACTTTAAATCTGGCCTTGCAATTCCTACAAGCAATGTAATGCCTGTGGCTACATGGGTAGCTGAAGGAACAGGTTCTGATCGTCAAAAAGCAACAACTGGCAACATCCAATTTGGTCACTTCAAACTACAATGCCGAGTATCTATTTCTTTAGAAACATCTGTAATGGCATTATCTGCGTTTGAAAATATGATTTCTAATAACGTATCCAAAGCAATGGTTAAAGCTATTGAGAATGCTATTATCAATGGTACTGGTAATGGTCAACCTACAGGCATTTTAAAGGATGCGGCTGCTGGCGTAAAATTAGATGTTAAAGACTTTGACTATGCAACACTTGTAAAAGCAGAAGGCGAACTACCTGTTGAATATGAAGAAGGCTCTGTTTGGGTAATGACAAAGAAAACCTTTATGAACATTGAAGGCATGACAGATAAGAATGGTCAACCAATTGCACGTGTTAACTATGGCATGGGTGGGAAACCAGAACGCTCTATTCTTGGTCGTGGCGTATTGATTGTGCCTTATCTTAAAAACATTGATGCGGCTACAACAGGTGATATTGTAGCGTTCATTTATCGATTTGAAGATTATGCATTAAATACTAACTATCAAATTGGGGTAAAAACATATGAAGATAACGAAACAGATGATATTGTTCGTAAATCTACAATGATTTGTGATGGTAAGCCTGTCGATACAAATTCTTTGGTTAAATTGGCTAAGAAAGCATAGGTGTAATTTATGTTGACGGTAGAAGATGTAAAACTTTATTTACGAATTGATGAAGATATTACAGAAGATGATATGTTTATCGATGAATCTATCTCTGCTGCTGTCACGTATATTGAGCAAATGACTGGGAAACCATATATTGACGAGCCACTATACCGTAGAGCCGTTCAATATATGGTTGCTCATTGGTACGAAAATCGTGAGGCAACTTCCTCAAAAACATTTGTTCATGATTTACCATTCACGCTAGCTCCTATAATCCGTCATATTGCACTATCTAAAAATTATCCTAAAGAGGTGACAGAGAATGCTTAATATAGACGGAATCGGAAGATTAACGAAACGAATTGAAGTATTGGCATATCAAGATATTGAAAGCAATGGAATTACTAAGCAAAAATTAGTAAGGCTAATACCAAATAGAATTTGGGCACGTATTGAACCATTACGTGGTAGACAATATCTGGAAATGTATAAAGAAAAAGTAGACGAATTATATAAGATTACAATCAGATATAGAAGTGGAATAACTGATGGCGTGCTAATCAGATATAAGGATGTAGTCTATAAAGTTAAAACTGTAATTGATCCATATGAAGAGCATACAAAGTTAGAATTGATGTGCCATATCTATAAACGAGGGAAATGATGGATATAAAAACTTTCATGGGGAGATTGGACTCGTACATTAAAGAGTATCCATTAGAGGCGGAAAAAGCTATGCGGAAAGAAGCTAACCGAATGAAAAAGGAATTGGTTAGCGCATCACCTGTTGGTAAAGGTAGAAAACGCAAAATTTCTAAGAGCTGGAAAATGGCAATCAATGGTAATAGTAGCAGTACTCTAGAAGCAACCTTGCGAAATACATCACCTCATTTTCATTTAGTTGAACGTGGGCATGTGATGAAAACTATGCATGGAAAAATTAAAGGATTCAAACAGGGGACATTTTTCTTTAAACGAACAGTTGAAAAGAATCGTAATGATATAAGAGAAGCTGTTGGTGGACACATGTTTAAAAAGCTGAGGAAGAAGATAAAGAATGGCTAACCGATTATCACAAGTGGCAATATGGAAAGCTGTGGCAAAGAAACTACATGACGAATATAAATGCACGGTATATAGTGACGAGGTTTTAGAAGAGTTCATTATGCCGTGCTTTTTTGTAAAACTTTTAATGAGTTCAGAGATGCAAACAAAGAACTTTATTAAAAGAAATGTAACTATCATTGCTACATATTTTCCTAGCAATGAAGATAAGGATGAAGAACACTATTTAACAGTATTTGATAAATTTTTAATACTGTTTCAAATGGGGTTTCCTGTTGGTGATCGTTATTTACATGTGGATGATATTCAGCAAGATAGAGTAGGAGAGGAAGACGATATCTTACAAATCACAATGGATATCACATTTATGGATACAACAGGACGAATTGAAAAAATGAAAGAAGAAGGTGTCATGATGGGTGACGTCTCGTTAACAGTAGAAGTGGAGGATACATAATGGCTAAATTAGGAATGCCTACGGTTGTAGTTAAATTTATTGAAGCTGGTATTGAAGCCATTCAACGGTCTCAACGTGGGATTGTTGCATTGATTTTAGAAGATACAAAGCAAGTAATTGATAAACTAGCAACAAAAACTAATGGACACGAAGTATTACCAAATCCATTCTTGGTATATACAGTAGATGATATTCCAGAGGAACTATCTGATAAAAACAAGGATTACATCTTAAAAGCATTAAAAGGTTATAACAAACCACCTTTGAAAGTTGTTGTATATATGATGCAACAAGGTGGCGATAAAGCTGGTGCAGATAGATTCCAAGAACCATTAAAAGCAATGCTAACAGAACGTTTTGATTATTTAGCAATTCCGACAATTGAAACTGCTCAATTAGAGTATGTTGCAACGTGGGTGAAAACAGCACGTGAGAATAAATTCAAAAAAATTAAGGTGGTATTGCCGGGTTCTAATGCAGATTACGAAGGTGTAATCAATTTTGGTAACACTAAGGTTGTTACAGCAGATCGTGAGTATAAAGCAGCAGAATATACCGCACGCATTGCAGGTCTTGTTGCAGGCACAAATATGACACAAAGTGCTACATATGCACCATTAACAGAAGTTATTGATTGTGACCGTTATACTCAAGATGAGATGGATACAATGGTGAATGAAGGTAAATTCTTCATTTGGTATGATGGCGAAAAGTTTAAAATGAGCCGTGCCATGAACTCTTTGGTAACAACAAGCCAAGGAAAACTAGAAGGATATCAAACAATTAAAATTGTAGACATTATGGATATGATTTATGACGATATCAGAAAAACCGCACAAGATTCTTATATTGGTAAATATACAAATGATTACGAGAACAAATGTTTGTTAATTAGTGCAATTTTAGGTTATTTCAAACAATTAGAAAATGAACGATTGCTACAAAAAGATTATTCTACATGTGAGATTGATTGTGAAGCAGTTCGAACATACCAATTATCCCATGGCTTATTCACAAAAGAAGAATTAGCAAAAATGAGTGATGATGAAGTTAAAAAATTGGATACTAAGAAAATTGTATTCTTAAAAGCAAAAGTAAGACCGCTTGATGCAATGGAAGATATCCAATTACCAATTAATATTTAATAGGAGGAACACATGGAGAATTTTGCAGCGCAACAGGTAATGACAGGCTCTCATGGGCAAGTATGGTTAGATGGTTCTTTGGTATCACAAGCTACAGCCGTTAAAGCTACAATTAAATTAAGCAAAGAAGAAGTTAAAAAAGCCAAGACAATGAGTAAACAATATAAATATGTTGGTTATGAAGGTACAGGCAGTTTAACTATGAACAAAGTATCTTCTTTGATGATTAGTAAAATGGCTGAAAACTTAAAAAAAGGTAAAGCTACTGTGTGCCAATTGGTAATTCAATTAGATGATCCTGATGCCAAAGGTGTAGAAACAGTAACCTTGTATGATGTAACTTTTGATTCTCTAGACCTTGCCAATTGGAAAGTAGGCGCATTGGTAGAAGAATCTGTAGACTTTACATTTACAGAATTTGACGTGATTGATAAAGTGGAGGACTAATAGATGAGCAATATCATTGATAAGTTAATGGAAAAAGACCTAGATACATTAAAAGAGGCATCTAAAAAAGACTTAGAAATTACTAGATTGTCTGAGGTTTTTAATGAACCATTTACTGTTACAGTAAAGGAAATTAGTTACAAACGTATTGCAGACCTTCGCATGTTGGCTACTGAAGATGGTATTGCTGATGAAAGTCAATTCTTACAGTTTGTTGTAACTGATGGTATTGTTTCGCCTGATTTCGGCGCTAAAGAATTATTACAAAAATTCCAAGTGCCATCAAAACAGGCGTTATTCACTAAGCTATTTAAAGCTGGTGAACTTGAGCTAATTGCACGTGAAGTATTGGCTCTATCTGGTTATGGTGATAAAGCCATTAAAAAAGTAATCAATGAAGTAAAAAACTAATATATTCCGATGGTGATGTAAATCTTGCCTATTACATGTATGTCAATCATGATGTAATGCCATCGGAATTTCATGAAATGGGGCACGGAGAGCGTATAGTCCTCCGTGCTTTTATGATGCAAGAAATTAAGGACAGAGAGGAGGCGAGTAAAAAATGAGTGAAGTAATTGATTTGGTGATGCGGTTACATGATGGTGTAACATCCGTATTATCTGGGATTAATTCACAAATGGCTACAACTGCTAATATGGCAGATAGGCAAGGTCGATATCTACAGAATATAGGTAGAGGTATTAGCGGAATTGGTAATGCTTTAATGCCTGTATCTGCTGCTATTGTTGGTATGGGGGCCGCCTCTGTTAAAGCCTTTGTAGGATTTGATTCTGCAGTAACTTCAGCCGGTGCAAAAGCAGGTGCAACACATGATGAAATGCTTAAACTAAGAGATGTTGCGAAACAGCTAGGTGCAGATTTCCCTATAAGTGCTACTCAAGCGGCAGAAGCTATGGATGGTTTAGCTGCAAGTGGCATGAATGCTAGTCAAATTATGAGTTCTTTACCATCAATTGTAGAAGCATCTGTTGCATCTGGGGAAAATTTGGAAACCACAGCAAGTATTGTATCGGGTGCACTAAATACATGGGGGCTACAAGAAGGTAATGTGGCAGAAAATGCTACACGAATGGCCGATGTAATTCAAATGGCTGCAAACAAATCACGATTAGACATGATTGGCTTTGGGAATGCAATTCAATATGCAGGTGCTCCAGCGGCTGCATTAGGAATCTCGGTAGAAGAGCTATCTACATCACTAGCTATCATGAGTAATAACAACATTGAGGCATCAACGAGTGGCCGTGCATTACGTATGATGTTAAGCAGATTAATAGATCCTCCGAAAGAAGCAGCAGTAGCATTACAAAAATTAGGCATTGTTACCACCGATTCACAAGGAAAATTTATTGGACTTGGCAAAGTATATGATCAATTGCGAACTAAAATGCAAGGTCTAACTGAAGCTGAAAAATTTAAGTTAGCAGGTGATATTGCAGGAACAGAATCTACATCTGCATTATTAGCAGTATTAAACACTACTAAGGAAGCATACGATGATATGCGTAGTTCAATGGATTCTGCAACAGGCTCATCTAAAGCACAAGCAGATATAATGAAGAAAACATTGCTTGGGTCATTCAAGGATTTAGAAAGTAAAGTAGAGGCGTTAGCTATTAGCTTTGCAGATGTATTGCAGCCTAGGGTACAGAAGGTGGCTGACACAATCGGTAATCTAGCTAAATACTTTACTAATTTAAGTCCAGCCATTAAAAATACTGCCATTGATGTAGGCCTTAGTATTGTAGGCTTTACTGCTTTTGCTAAAATATTAGGGCCTATTACAAGTGGTATAGGTTCCTTGATGCGGACATATGCAAATGTCGGCAAAGTATTAAGAGGCCAAAGCATTAACAATAAGTTGTTAGAAGTATCTGTTAAAGGAATTGCAAGAGCCTTTAGTGGTATTGGTAGCGTGGCTATGAGGGTATTACCTATAATAGGTAGATTAATACCATTAGTTCTTACTGGACCTGTAGGGATTGCGATAGGCGTAATTGCTTTATTAGGGCTAGCAATTTATAAAAACTTTGACAAAGTAAAACCAGTATTAGAAGGCATAGGACAATCCTTTATAGGATTTGTAGGAATCATAAAAGGTGCAGTTAGTCGAATTGTTACTGCTTTACAGCCAATAGTATCGAAAGTAGCTGATGCTTTTGGAAAACTAATTAGTCAAGTAGCCACATCATTTGGTAGGATTTACCAACTAATGTCACCTTTCCTAAATATTATTTTTACTGTTGTAAGTAAGGTAGCTAAAGTATTGATTGGTGGACCGCTTGCAGTAGCATTAGGGGCATTAGTGGTAGGGTTTAATGTAGCTATTGCTGGAATTACAGGGATACTTACATTTGCATTAACTGTGATTGAAGGTGTTGTAAATGGAATTACAACTGTATTAAGTGGTATTACAGACTTTCTTGTAGGCGTATTTACAGGAAATTGGAGTATGGCATGGAATGGTATCGTTCAAATCTTTGAGGGAATTGTCATGCCAATCCAAAGTATATTTGATGGAGTTATTGCAGGTATTAAAGCATCAATTAATAGTTTGATTTCGGCGGTCAACGGCATTTCAGTAGACATTCCAGACTGGGTACCGGGTGTTGGTGGTTCACACTTTGGACCATTAAATATCCCTTTGCTATATTCTGGTACTGATAACTGGAAAGGTGGCCCTGCCATGATTCATGATCGTGGGGCTGAAATAGTAAATCTACCAAGTGGTGCACAAGTAATACCTCATGCACAATCATTAAATTCTGCATATAATCAAGGGAAACGTAGTTCTACTGGTAATAGCATTAATGTAAATATAGCTAATCTTAATGTTCGTAACGATGGAAAATCTGTAGAAGAATTAACATTCGAAATTGCAGAGCAAATTCATTACCAATTACAAAAACGTTCTATCAATAGAATGGAGGGAGCTGTATAATGTCATTTTTTGATGCAATTATGAGCTTCTTTGGAGGCAAAGGAATACCACAGGGATGTAAGTTTACATTATCCTGTGCAGGCCAAAATATTATATTGCCAGTAACGCCAGCTTCATTTAAGGTGGGACGAACATATAATAATAGCACTTTAAATATCAATGCTATTGGTGAAATTAATATGTTGGGAAAAAGAGGCCTTCAGACATTATCCTTTGAAGGCTTTTTTCCTGCACAAAAATATGAGTGGTCTGAAACAAACGAAACAAATCCTTATAATCTAGTGAGGAAAATTGATGGATTTGCTACAAGTGGTAAACCTTGTAAGATTTCAATTTCCAATACATCAATTTCTATGTATTGTACAATTGAGTCATTTAATCATGATGAGCATGATGGTACGAGTGATGTATATTATGAGATGACACTCAAAGAATATAGATACATAAAACCAACATCAGAGATAAAAAATGATACGACAGGATTACATAGTAGAATCGCAGAAGCTCCAGAAGAGCAAGCTGTAACATCATATCCACAAGAACATTTTATGGATACAGCAAATAAGGCCGTATCAAAAATAATGCCAATAGCTGAACAAGGCAAAAAAGCATTAAACATGTATAAGATGATGGTTAAGTCTGGGAAAAGTCCAATTGGTACAGTTTTAAA